TGGTTCAGGCTTTACGGTAATGCGCGCGTGAGCACGTTTTATACAGGGTTAGCAACTACAGCGACTAATCTATTGACTAAGCGAGGTCAAACCGCTTCATGGTCACATGATAACGATGATGGCACGTTTAACCCTGCAACCGGACAGAATAGCGGCGGCACGACTACGGCTTACACGGCTAAGGGTGCTTTGTTAGACTTTGACACAAGCCGTATCGATGGCGCGTCAATACTAACGACTGATAAGCGCTTTATCATGCAGGTAGGCAGCAAGCCAGAAGCCGATGATGTTATAACGATTAACAGTGTTGCTTATCAAACCATTAAAGTGCGCGAGACTAATCCAGCGGGTACGCCGGTTATTTACGAAGTGCAGCTAAGGAGCTAACGATGTCTTTTGAATCAGAGCTTAAAAAGTTTACAGCTAAAGCAGAAAGTAATACTGAGCAGGTGTTCAGGGCTTCGACTATTAGCTTGTTTAGTAGAATAATTAGCCGTACACCTGTAAAGTCTGGACGATTAAAAGGCAACTGGCAGATAGATATTAATCAACCCGCCACAGGTGATGTAAGCGACTCAGATACTACGCCCATTAATACACTTGATGGCGGGTCTAAAAGAAAAGTGGCTTCAGGCGTTATGCCAGCGACTTTAAACGATTCTATTTATATGGTTAATAATTTACCTTATGCTAGGCCCATTGAGGGTGGCAGCTCAACCCAGTCGCCCAACGGAATGGTGTCCGTATCTGTCGCAGAGTTTAACCGCGAAGTAGAAAAGCAGGCAAGGAAACTTAAATGAGTACGCACCTTCTAGACATTTCAGCGGCTTTAGATACAAACCTTCATACGTTTGCGAGTGCTAATAGCATTCCGGTGGCATGGGAGAACATCAATTATAAGCCCGTTGTGGGTACCTTGTATCTTAGACCTACATTATTACCGGCTGATACAGATCCTATTGGGTTGAGCTATGTGAGCGCCTTAGACCATCTTGGAATCTATCAAATAGATGTTATATCGCCAATTGATGCAGGCAAGAGCGCGGCAGTCACTAAAGCTGATTTGCTAGCCACTGCGTTTCCTAGAAGCAAATTAACGTACAACGGTAAATTAGTTACAATTAAATCGGTATCGCGCAGTACAGGCACGCGAGATGGCGCTTGGTATATCGTGCCTGTTGTTATTAATTATCAATCTATAACAGGGGATTAACATTACAGACCCTACAGTTTTTCAAGGTACAAAAATTAGCATTAGTGCAAACCAAGTCATAGATTATAATATTGATGGCTTTAGGGCGTCATCTATTAGTTATACTTTGATAGGTGGTGTAACAAACATTGGCACAATTGGCAGAGAATATGTTGATGTTTCTTACAAAACTTTTGATCAGCGTGGTATTAGTCACAGAAAAGGCACATCAAATCAAGCAGAAACAACTTTAGAAATATTAGTAAATCGTGAGGCCATAGGACAATTTATATTAAAAATAGCTCGTGAGTCTGATAATCAATATCTTTTTAAGATTGAATATGGAAACGGGGAGCTAGACTTTTTTGCAGCATTAGTTTCAAGCGTTTCAAATTTGCAGGGTGACGGCAATACTATTCGTAATTTATCTGCCAACCTTGTTGTAGACCACAAGGGCATAATTGAAAAAAATACTACATTCTTTAAAGATGTGCCGGGCTTGGTAAGCACATTCCCGTTATTGTCAACAATTGGCGTACCTTCAAGCAAGCTATAGTCAAATATAACTTGTGTCTGTTATAATCAATCATCAATTAATATTTATCATAGGATTTTAAAATGGCCATTCCAATTACGTTCGACGGTGTCATTGCTAGTGTTAGTGCTGACGCACCCCCAACTTATGACGCCGCAGGTTTTTCCGATGCGTCTGTTACTTATACAGTGGTTGGTCAGTTAATGAACTTTCCCGACATTGGGCGTGTTTATACAGACGTTGCCTATAACTCGCTAGATGTTCGCGGTACTCGACATATTAAAGGCACTTATGAAGAACCAGAGATCCCTTTAGAGTTAGGCGTGGTTCGTCTAGATGACGGTCAAATCATTCTTAAGACTGCAAGCGATTCAGATGCCAGTTTTACGTTTAAGTTTGAATATTCCAATGGCGAAGTTGATTACTTCCAAGCTAAAGTATTCAGTCTAGTAAGTGCTGGTGGCGATGGTGACACGATACGAGCAATCACAGCGAATGTGCGTATTGATCATCAGGGCGTTATTTCGGTTGCGGCATAATGGATTTATCTTTATTAGTTGGCAACGATACAGCCGATTGTGTGATTATAGACCCTTACACAGATGACGATACGGATATCATCATTACGGTCTACGGGCCTTATTCAAAAGAATATACGGCGGCTTTTATTGCAGACTCGAAGCGTGAAGAATCCGATCCGTTAAAATTGATTGCTGATTTAACATCTGACTGGGTTAACGTGGAGCTAGATGGAAAGTCTTTAGTGTTTAGCCAATCGAACGCCCTGAAAGTCTACGGTATGAAAAATAGCATTGTAAAAAGTCAGGTTGAGGGGTTCATCTTAAATGGTAAGAATTTTTTGCCCAAACGCTAGATGATTTATGTTTATATTTCGATCAGCTAGCGTGGTTAAACTCAAGACCTAAAGTCGGCAATGCTTTAAGAAAAGACTGCTTATCTTATGATATGCCTAATATTAATTATTGTCGGTATGTTGCTGAGATAGCCTTAGATTATGGGTTAAAGCCAGAGTGGTCAGAGTTAAACGCATGGAATATATTAACAGGCGCTAATCTTAATAAATTCGAATCCAAGGCGGTACACTTAATGAGCGTAACTTACCAGAATAAACATGGATTTTATGATGGTAAAGACTCACCTCGCCCGTTTGTTGGCAACGCTATACAAAGCAGCGAATCAATCAAGACAGCACTTAGGAATAAATAAATAATGACTGATGTTGCAAGTTTAATTGTTAAAGTTGGTACTCAGGGCGTTAAAGGTGCGGCGGATCAGCTAGATAGGCTTGAAACCCAAGGCGAAAAAACCACTAGAACAATGAAAAGCCTCGCCACAGCATTTGCTGGTATTGCGGCATCTAGTGCGGCATTTGGTGCGCTTGCAACGGCTTCAATACAGTCATCAAAAGAGTTGATTGGATTTGCTCGTGTTGCTAATACTTCTTTAGAGTCATTTCAAAATCTAGCTTTTGGCGCTAAATCTGTTGGTGTGCAAACTGATAAACTATCAGACATTTTAAAAGATGTATCTGATAAGGTTGGTGACTTCTTAACAACTGGTGGCGGTCCCTTAATAGACTTCTTTGAAAAGGTTGCCCCCCAAGTTGGCGTTACTGCGGAAGAGTTTAGAAATCTATCGGGTAAAGATTCTTTGCAGCTATACATTAGCAGCCTAGAAAAAGCCAACCTGTCACAGAATGAAATGGTGTTTTTTCTAGAGGCGATTGCCTCAGATGCGACATTATTACTACCTTTATTTCAAAAGAACGGCGAAGCACAAAAAGAGCAGGCTAAACAGGCCAGAGCTTTAGGGCTTGCCTTGTCTGATATTGATGCAGCTAATATTAGCAAGGCAGGGGTCGAGATTGATAAAGTAGGTGCTGTACTGTCGGCGGTGTCTCAACAGTTTGGTGCAGAAGTCGCGCCTTTAATTAGTGATATTGGTGAAAGTTTCCTTGATGCGACGAAAAACGCCGGTGGAGTTGGCGAGATAGCTTCTAAGCTGTCGGATATATTTGTTGAAGCTGCAAAGGTTGCAGAGGTATTCGCTGTAGTTATTGGCAGCCGGATTGTCACTAGCTTAACTTTAGCGGCAGCGGCACAAGTACGGTACGGTGCTGCGGTTGTAGGCGGCACAGCTTTTGTGACTCGTGCGACTACCGCAACGGCGGCGCATGCGGCGGCACTTGGCGGCGTGACTTTGGCAGCACGAACGGCAGCGGTTTCAATAGGTGCGCTCAGGGGTGGTATGGCCTTATTGGGCGGCACTACTGGCGTTGTAATTCTAGCGGCGGCGGCTCTTTTTACATTTGCAACCAGGGCAAGAGAGGCAACACAAAGCACCGGCGATTTAGCAAAAAACATAAATACACTTACAGTAGAAGCTGCCGGTGTAAGGCTTAAATCTTTAGGCAAGACATTAAAAGAAGCAAGCTTCGATTTTGATAAAGCTAGATTTAAAATACGCAACATACAGCGAGAGCTTAGGAGAAACCCAAACAACACTAGATTACAAGCTGACTTAAAAGGATTTGAAGATAAGCTAGCATCTGCAAAAAAAAATGTGGAAACACTTAAAACTTTAGAGACTGAGTTAACGGCTATAGTTAACGACCCGAACAGAGAAGCAACACTACAAGCGGCTGCGGATGCACAAATTGCAAAGGATGAAGCGATAGTAGAGTCAGCGGTTAAACGTAAAGCTAAGTTAATAGCTATTAAAAACGCACAAGATAAGTTGTTATCTCAGTCTGCTAGCTTTTTGCGGTCGATTAAAACACCCACAGAATTATTTAATGAACAAAAAGCATTGCTTGAAAAGTTTGCAAGTACACTGGATGCAACTACAGGCAAAGCATTAATAAGTGCAGATGAGCTAGAGTTAGGC